AGGATCAGTAGAGAATAATCGCTTTTGAAGCTCTGCGGAAGTTTCTCCGCTAATACCTTTAGTTCTTGCTAATCCCTGACGAGCAATGTCCATAGCAACGCCAGTTAATCCACCTCTAGCGTAATTTTGCGCTAATGAACCTAACTCAGCAGCACCTTGACTTGTAGATAAACGCTCACCAGTCTGAGAGCCACCCATTAATGACTTAGCTGTTTTTGTTTGACCTTCAAGAGCATCAACATACTTAACAAAATCATTATATTGATTCTGGTCGGTAAACGCATAACGCAGCAATGATTTCTGCTTATCGCTCTTAAATACTTGTCTAGCAAAATCACCGCCTTTAAAGTTCTCAAGACGAGAGTTTACGTCAGACATCATACCTAGACGAAATGCTTCTTTTTCAGAATCATTCATCTTTTTAAGATTATCTAATGCTTCTTTATAGTCAAGTTTTTGATATTTTTGACCTACTTCAAACGCTGATTTAATACGCTCATTATCAGCAAATTCAGCATTAGCTTTGGCATATATAGGATTTTTAGTCTTAATAAGATCGTTAAATTCTTTTCTTACTGTAGCTACATCTCTACCATATCCAGTAACTTTACCTGTAATTGCGTCTGTTTCTTTTTCAACAATACGATCAAGACCTATTTTTACTTGATGCATTACATCAGTAGGAACTTTCCTATCACTTAGGAAAATATCCAAGTCAGGCAATGTATCTCCGTAAACAGCCGCACGTTTTTGAGCCTCTTTATAAGCATCCTGAAATACAGGACGATCCATAAATTGCCTAAAATCTTTAGCGTAAATATTCTTGCTATAAGCTAATGGATATTTAGCACTAGCAGCAGACTTTTGATTCTCCGCTAAGAATTGCAAATACTCATATCCATTAACATTTTTACCTAAACCAGCTTTCTCAACTAAGCCTTTAACAATATCGCTAGGCTGATCGATCATTCTTGACTCTAAGAATCTAGCTGTTGATGCCTTTTGACCTGATGGAACGACATAAGCTGAATAAGCTAAGTCCTGCAAACTCTTACCAAGATCAGCCAATACAGGACGAGGAACGCCAACACGCTCCATTTCATTAAGTAACTGAGCAGCTTCTTGAGTGGTTAAATTCTCTTTCTGTAGCGCATTAGCTATCATCTTAGAAGCAGCACCCGGTTGATCGCCAACACCAGACGCAGTTAATACATTCTTAATTACGTTACCAGCACCACGCAATACAACTGGAACTGTTCCACCTAATGCACCACCAAATACGCCAGACTCTAATGCCTTACCACTAACATCAGTCTCAGCAGTCCCAGCACCAGTTAACGCGCCTGTAGCAGCACCTACACCAGTACCTCTAGCTATTTGACCTGTCAATGTAGTGCCTGTAATAGCCTCTTGTACAGCAGGAGCAGCACGACCTAACGCTTTAAATGCACCTAATGGAGCAGCTATAGCACCGCCGATTTCAGTAACAGCACCAGTCACAGGATATTCTTGTTGGAATTGGCTTTGTTGCGCTCTTAATCTATTACGCAAATTCTCATACTGTGAACCTGAAATAGCACCAGACCGCAATGCAGCCTCTATTTCTTCACCAAATCCAAACGTAGCACCACCAGCAGCAGATCGTAATGCCTCTACTTTAGGAGAGTAAGGAATAGCCTGATTCATTACTGAACCTTGCATATTTCTCTGAATAGCAGAGCTTATTTCCTGATCTGTCATATAGTCAGGAAACTCTACATCTCCCATTCCGGGTACTTGAATAACTTTAGCCATTACTCAATCCTTCCAGTAGCAGGGTTATATACTTTCTTGCCACCGCCAGGTATTTCTAGTTTGTAATACTTTGAGTATTTCTTGCCTACAGGATCGTTACTCATTACTTCATAGTTTTGCTGATGAGACTGAACCTTGTATCGAGCAACTTTATCCAATGAGTCTAGCAATGCCTGAACTTCACCCGATGTAAAGTTACTCAAGTTACCACCAGCAGCACGAGCGATCAAAGTACGCTCATTCTCAGTAATTGCGCCTTGACCTTTCATAGCTTCAGCAGCAGTCAATTCTAATGATGCCAAACCTTGCATAGCCACAGCAGTACGTTGCAGCTTTTCTTGTGTACTCTTACCACTAACGCCCAATGCAGTAGCTATTTGATCTACAGCTTTAGGCGCTCCAGACAATACGCCTTCATAGACACCAGCACTAATAATAGGCTTTAGACGTTGAATTGTATTAATGGTATTAACAGCTGCTTTAGCTTGACCAAATGAGCTACGAGTATCTTCTACTACACCCTTAGCAAACTCTTTCTCCATCTCTCTGCTACCCATATCAATAACGGTAGCCTGAGCGCGACGACGAGCTAATTCAGCAGCTTGCAATGTTGGATTAAGAGACTCTAAGAGCTTTGCATCATCCTGAAGAATGTTGTTTTGTTCTGCAACAATCTGCTCCTGAGTCATATTTGGAGCACTTTTCTTTAGCGATTCAACACGCTTCTTTAGCGTAGGGAATACTGCATCAAGCTGAGGATTTACTTGGTTTACTAAACCTTCTTTACGAGCCAAACCACGCAGATTATTAGCTATATCTTGTGATTTCTTAGCATCGTCAAGTTTGCCAATAGCCGTATAGTATTCAGCATCAACATCAGCAGAATCAATCTTTGATTGCAACTCAGATACTCTAGGAGTAATGTTTTGCGCTTGCTGAATAGGCTGTATCTTTGCCTGTGGGATAGGCTGACCATCAGGAGTTACCGTTAAACCTTCAACTGGTACAGGATATGCAGTAGCAACTTCAGCAGGAGCTTGCGGTTTTAATCTTGATGCACGATAAGACTCTAATGCACTACGTTGAGCAACCATTTCAAGAGCTTTATCTGGATTATTCCGCAGATAAGCAATCATTGAAGGATTATCTTTAACGCTAGGATCAGTAGCAATAAGCGTTTCAATAGACTGTAATGCCTGTTGCTGTCTTAGCAAATCTTGCATAGTCTTTTGACGCTGTAATTGCTGACCAGCTACTTGCTGTTGTAGAGCAAAGTTCTGTAATCCTTGTTGAGCAACATTACCAGCAACACCGTAACCAGCACCTAAAGCATTTAAAACATTCTGAACTCCAGATCTCCTAGAGCCTTGTGACCCCATACCTTGAGCCAAAGCAGCAGCAGCACCAAGCAACCCACCAATGTTTGCTCGTTGTCCTATTTGTTGCGCTTGTTGATTACCTAAAATACCTTCATAGCCAGAAGCAACACCGCCATAGATGTTAGGCACAAGATCAGACAAACTAAAACTTGACGCATTGCCATATTTACTCTGTGCTTGATCTAATGGCATTCCAAAAATAGTATCAGCCATATTTCACCTATAGCAAAGAAATTGGTTGCGGCATAATTACCGATTGTTGCTGTGGATTTAATAGGCTCATGTAATCCATTGGCTGAACCTGACCACGTTGAACCTGCATTGCACCCGGCATTTGCATTTGTTGCTGTTGACCACCAAGCAATTGATTTACTTGGTTATATGCTCCAGCAGCTTGCCCAATATTAGAAAGTGTACCGCCCTGACCAAATATAGGCGTTTTAAATGCTTGAGTTATCCCTTGACCTAAGCCACCCAAAGTAGGCTCAAATCCAAATAATGAACCACCACCCATACCACCACCAGTAGCCAAACCAGAAGCTAATGCTGTGCTTATAGTTGGGGCAGCTAACGAAACACCAGCACTAGGAGCAAGAACAGAACCTACAACACCTGCCGAAATAGGATCACCCATTATTTACCCCCTGTCGGTGTCGCTGTTTGTGTCGTAGTGCTACCTTGAGGAGCAGTAGAGTACAAATTAGCGTATTGCTGCAATTTCATTTGCGGCAAGTTTTGCTGGAAGTTAAATCGATTCATAGCGTCTTGTAATACAGCAGCACTTTGAGCCTCTTTAGCACCACCAACGCTAAGTAATCGCTGTATATCAGCATAGTCAGCTTGAGCCATCTGAGGAGCAGCACCAACAGCCGCCATTTGGCGAGCACGTTCAGCTTCAGCCGAGTTATAAGCTAATTGACCACCTTGCTCCGCTAATGCACGAGCAAATACATCCTGAGCCTGACCTGTTAGTTGACCTTGAGCAGCAGAACCATAACGACCTACTGACGCAGCACCTGACTGTAATTTCTGGATATTGCGGAGATAATCTTCACCCGCTAGACGATTAGTCTGCTCTAAAGCACCCGCTAGGAATGGATTAACGCCTCGTCCTTGAATCGTAGCTAATGTTTCAGCCTGTGCCGCACCTGTTAGCGGAGAACCTGCCAGAGCGCGTTCCTGAGCCATTTGCAAGGCTTGCTGAGTCTGTGCCGATGGACTGACATACGTCTGACCGGGAAAGAAGGTAGGTGATTCAGACTGATAGAGACGCTTAGCCTCCTCGAGTCCATAAGTAACATACGGCTTGATCGCTGGATCAATACTCGTTGTTGATGTACTACTCTGTTGTCCGCCGCCACCACCCATATTACACCTCACAAATCCATTGTTTTGGACGGAATCCGTAATCAGCCGCCCTTTTAGCCCAACCGCGCCTATGGCTAGAAAATGTTATATATTTGACTTTAGCTTCTGCCGCCATGCCCTTTATATATTTTAAGGCATTTTCGACAACATCATAACTATTTTCTAACGAATAAGCAGCCCATAGATGCATTGTTTCGCCCTGTGGCTGTAGGACAAAGAAGCCAGCGTAGTGGTTATTCTCTATCAGTACAAATAACAGACTCTTTTGATTGAAACAGTCTGTATATACATCTTCAATAATCCAGTTTTCTGGACTCCTGCTTTTAATCTTATCTAAGCCAGTTCTTACACTAGCCCACCAATTACGTAATTCCTGCGGAGCAATATATCTATACTCCATTAACCCACCACAATGTAACCATACGTTTTATCTGCCGTACTATTAGCCCAATGAGCTATAGTAGCTTGTCCTTGTTGTTTGCTAGAAATATATACATTACTTGTAGCTGATGGAGCCACATAATTTACGGTAACAATAGCACTAGGAACAGACGGTCTATCTGGGCTAGAACTTGTTGCATAATGCTCAAGAACCACACCTGTATCAGATACTCGCCACATTATTTCAATGTAATCATTCGCCTGAAGCTCAAGAAAGAAGTTTAAAGCAGCAATAGTATGAGATGGATCACCTGAGCTTTTTCTTGGTGGCATACCAAACCGACTATTTGATCCTGCTATATTCGTACCGTTCTTTCTAAACCAAACATCTACGTCTTGAGTATCATTTGTCGTATTCTTGAACTGTATGGAAAACTGAATATTGTAAATTCCATAATTCCTGACATTAATACGCGAACTATTAGAAAGATATACGCCACTAGAATAATCTGTTGTATTAAATGTAACAGCGTAAGCCGTAGTAGTATTCGCAGCCGATTGATCTGTAGTGTCCTGAAACGCTCCATACGGAGCTGCGTCAGCCTCAGCAGCATCAGATACAGGGACAAATAATATTAAGCTCTCATTGCCTATACGACCGTCATACAGCGTTGTCGTTGTGGCATTACCAGTCGCTAAAGTAATCGTTCCAGTATTATTCGTTTTACCGTCCATGATTCCACGGACAACCTCACTAACAGCACGTTCATCAGCACCGAATACAGGTAGAGTACGAAACTGTACTGATCTAGTCATCGATTACCCTGCGTAGCTATTTCAATTTCACAACCGACAATAGTTTCCCAATTAGCATTAGTTGGAGATACCTTGATACGATGGTAATTACCGTTAGCTCTCAATGGCACTCGATTATCTGAGTCCGGTGTCGCTGTCGTTCCGAATTCGACGCTATCTGACAATAGTTTTCTACTAGCAACTGCGACTGACGCTGTTCCATTATCAACAATAGGTTTTGCCAATGTAATAATAGAACGTCCAATATCTATATCTCCAGATGTAACGTAAGCAGACAAGTATGCACCAGAGAAAACCACGATCTTCTGGTTTCTAACACCAACGAATATAAGCTGACCACCAGCCCAAGTACGTGAATCTAACGGAATATCTAAGGTATCTAGATTATTGTTATAGTTATCTATCTGCTCAAGGGTGGCACTAGGTGTCAGACCATACGCTAGATAGTTCGTATCCGTTAAACCGTATGACCACTTGTTCAAATCGATGGAGTAATACAGCAAGAATCGCTTACCGAAGTTATTCTTAAAGTTCCAGATGACTAATTTCTTTACCGGATCAATCGTCGCACTCATACCAGTCTGAACTTCGCTCAAACTGACGTTATTAAAGAACCAACGATTAACCTTTTCTAGTCCAATGTTCTTAACGGACTTACCATCGCAGACATAGAAGCCATCATCAGATAAAAAGTACGTTAAACCGCCAAATTGAGTGATAGAACCGTTAGACATACAGCCTAACGTCCTAGAAATAGCATCAAACTGGAAAAAATACGGACTTCCTGAGTACGTCATGCGGTAAATAGCACGTTCTAAGAAGATTAGACCGTATTCACCACCTGCAATACCAGTAATATCACCGCCATCAGGTACTATTTGTGAGTCAGCCTGAGATGCAGCACCAGCAGTCCAATCAGTCTCGTCGTTAATATCCGACCAATAGACCTTATTCTCCTCACCACCTACGTTAGCAGCCACAACAAAGTCACGAACTACTGTTACATACTTAGCCGTAGGAGCATCAGCAGATAAATCAGCAAAATACGTCGATGAACCTAAATCATAAGCCTGTAACTTATCAGCACCGTTAGCTAAGATCATCTTAGAACCGAACTGAGTAGAATCCCATGCCTCAACAGCCGTATAACCTGTAGTCGTTAGCGCATCTAAACTAGCATCGCTAGAGTCAAACTTATAAATCTGTGTAGCACCAGCAGCAAATAACGTAGATGCACCTGAGAATTTACCTGCAAACGTAATAAGTAAATTCTGACCTGCATCTTGAGAGTAATCTACCGCAGCACGTAACGGAGCATAACCGTTAGTAACTGGATAACAATTATAAGCATCCATTACCGCACCAGTAACGCTAGGCTGATCTGGCAACCACTCACCGAAAATAACTTTTTGTTTTGCCATTACTGTCTTGACCAAGTAGTTGATTCAGGAGTTACCGCAGTCCATTGATAACCAATAACGTCACCAATAGCACCCACAGTAGCGTTACCTGTTACAGCAGCAGAACTAGCAAATATAGAACTGCCATTTGCCGTAACTGTAGCTATACCATTAATAGAAGCAGCACCGACAGTCACAAACGTAGCATTAGCCGTTACCGTAGCAGTTCCAGTAACACTAGCTCGTACCGCAGGAGATGAATCACCTACAGCCGTTACAGTAGCCGTACCTGTAATGCTTGCTATACCGCCATATATCGCTAATCCTGATGCAGATACCGTAGCAGTACCGATAACAGATGCAGAAATACCTTCGTTCTCAGCATAGCCAGAATCCCAATAGCCAGCCGTAACGTATAGATCAGGAGAACTTAGGTCATCTTCACCGTAGCCCTGAAGCCAATAATCGAAATCGACATAATTGTTAGCCATTACAACCCACTAATTTGCTCTGACGTTAACGCCCCAAAATCAGACGAACTAATTGCATTAACCTGTGCCGATTCTAAGACAGATACTTCAACTGTAGTTATCTCTTGCACCGTGTACTCAACCCATTGTTCTTGCGATTGGCTCCACGACCAATTGCCCTCTGGCTTAGGATCACGAATAACCCAACCCGGTGGATACCACCACACTACCTCTTTGCCAACAGGACATTCAGGCGCATCATCAACTTCAATCCATCCATCTGTGCCATCCGTCTCAGGTTTTGGAATACTTCCATTTTTAGAGTAAAGCATTTGTCACCTATTGAAGAGGGAAGGCTGCTGCTGGTGGAGTAAATGTAGCTGTGTAACGTGCGTAACCTTTAGTAATACGAAGGTCATCTATATATCCGTTTAAAACATTGCTGGTTAAGTTTTTAAGGCATCCAACATACAATTCCTGTCCGTTATCGGTCATGGTTGTACCTATAGTAGTGTTTGTCACCATGGTTCCATTAAGGAAAGTGCGAATAGTATTTCCTTGCCGAGTTGCAGCAAAGTGATACCAAGTTCCTGTGCTAACCGATCCAAAACTATAGTCGCTTTGACCGCCGTTATTGCCCAGCGTTAACGCAGCGACACCGTTTGACGCAATGTAGATGCAGTAGTTTGTGTAATAAGCAGCAGCAAGTCCACCTTTGTTAAAAAGATATGGAGAATTACTATAGCTATTAATGTATGCCCAGCATTCTAAAGTCCAATCTGGTGTGCCAGTAGAAATATCTAAATTTCTATTAAATGGAGCAACTAACCAACTTGATGAACTTCCATCAAAGTACATCGACGTAGTACCCCACTTCGCCTGTGTCGTGCTTACCTGTGCATTGCCTACAGTCTCTAATACATTCTTAGCAGTAGAGTCGTAGATGCCAGAGTTGGTAAAGTTGCAAAGTAACTGCGTATTAGTTACTGCTGTAGGTGGTGCAGTTGGAGGAGTGAATGTTGAAGTATAAAGAGCCGTTCCTTTTAACACTTGCAAGCCAGATACATACCCTGTAAATGGGAACGAACCAGAGCCAGATACTAAAAACGTATCATTTCCATAGTTAACCGATGAAGTCCAACTTAAAACACTTGTTCCATTTACATATAAATTTGTTTGCCCGCCAGACTGTCTTACAAACGCAATATGATTCCATTGATTAGAAACTACAGTAGTTGTAGAAACCCTGTCCGTCCCATCATATACATTGTAAAAACCACCACTGCTACGTTGAATGTTTAAGTTATTACTTCCGTTAGTAACCCATGCTTGAACTGAAGAATTTGAAGTGCCATATATCCAAAATTGAATTGTAATTGCTCCAGTTCCATACGCAAATGCTGCGCTACTTCCAAGAGCAAGACTATCCCCACTACCATCAAAATACCCACTACCACCTACTACAGCAGTATCGTATGCAGCAGTAGGAGCAAATGGACTGAAGGCTTGGACAGATGGTGTGCCGAAAACAGTAAGAGCAATTGCATTAGTGCTGTTGTCTATAAAACGATTAGATTGCAGCGATAGAAATTTAACATTTGATGAAGATACGCCCTGACTTGTTGTAGTTAAAGGCGTTGTGCTAGGCGTAAAATTTGACGTATAGATTGCAGTATTAGATACGCGCATATTGGACAAGTAACCAATAAAAAATTTAGTGTCTCCTGCACTCGGTTCAATTTGACCAATAGCAACACGCCACGCATTATTACCTAAGTCCCTACTGCCTTCTGTTGTAGTTGTCCCTTTTGATACACCATCAGCAAATACTTGCCATGTAGTACCACTACGTACAATAGCTATATGATGCCAATTACCATCATGCAATGTTCCAACAGCTATAGACCAAAGAGCTGAATTATTCCAAAGAATAATGTCGCCATTGTAGTAATTAAATGCGTATGAATTTGAAGTCCAAGCAGCTTCGTTGGTGGTTCCCCACATACCCATGTTGCTGGTAGAAGTTGTATTAATCCAGCATTCAAAAGTTATTGCTCCAGTACCAAAAGCCAGATTAGGATTTGCTACAGTTGACAGTTGTGATGACCCCGGTCCATAGTAACTCCACCCAGTATGACTAAACGGCGTAAACGTACCCTGAGTCGTATTACCATTTCTAGTAATAGTGAAGTTGTTAGTGCTAGAGTCTAAGAACGTATTGTTCTGCGCTCCGTTAGTGCTGCTAGTGTTAAGCAGTAGAGTCGTGCGATTAAAGTATTCATCGACTGCAGTTGCTATAGCAGTCTTAATGCCAGCAAGAGCCGCCAGAATTCCACTCATGACACGTTCCCTGAAATGATGCAAACAGTACCGCTAAGAAATACCACCGTTGCCAAACCACGAGTAGCCAAAGTAACACTAGACTTATCCGTATCAGTTCCAGCAATATAAGCCGTAGTGATAGAGCAAGTGATAGTCACGCCAGAGCTAGTATTGTTAGCAATAGCGATAATGTCACCTTCAGCAAATGTCGCGTCAGGAATCGTTATAGAGCCACCTGAGCCTACTTGGACATACTTACCTACATCACCCACAGCAAGCGAATAAGAGCCTGTCTTAGTGCCTACAGCAGGTAGATCACGGTAGCCAATAGGGTTAGTACCATCAACCGTACAGTTGGTTAGCGTGCCTGAGCTTGGAGTACCTAATACACCACCGTTAACCACAGCAGCACCAGACGAGCCGATATTGACCGCCAAAGCCGTAGCTACGTTAGTACCTAGACCGCTAACACCAGTAGAAATAGGCAGACCAGTAGCATTAGTCAAAGTAGCTGATGCCGGAGTACCTAATGCGCCACCAGACTGGTATTTGTCCGTATTAAGATTAGTGAAGTTATTATCAACTTCGGTATAACTAAGTGCCGAGCCTTTGCCAGCACGAGTAACGATAGTAGACATAATTTACCCCTATGCCAATGTGACCGATAAATTCGTCGATGTGATCTTGAAAATATCACCGTTACTAATAGTCTTACTTGTATCTAATGCTGTGTGATACAGAAGATTACCGCTAGTAACTGCATCACGAATACCAACATAAGTAATTGTTCCCCAATCAGCCGTAGCTTGTGGGAATTCAATTGCTGAACTGTTAGAAGTCGCACCACCTGAAGGTGAGCTAAATGTGATCGCCTGACGAACATAAGAACCACCAGTAATCTCGGTTCCTGTATCCGCATCAGTCGGATCGTTAGTATATAAAGCTAAATAAGTGGTAGTCGGCGCGGTATAGGTAGTACCACGCAGAGTACCGTTAATTAGAGCTTGCTCTAGGTAGTTCGACATTTCTGCCATGATTTACTCCTTAAATTTATTTTGTTTACTGCGGTTTTCAAACTGGGTTATAACTCTTAAATTCCAAGGAACATGCAAACCACATACGTTTTCACCCATTATCGGAACTATGTGATCTACTTCGTACTTAGTCCCTGTATCCCTAGTCTTTAACCTTGCTTCAACGTAAAACTTTTGTATTTCATGCTTTAAATTTTCATTTATCCATTTTGGAACTGCATTTCTTTTTGCCGCTCTTGCAAATGCTTGCCAAGCAAATTTCTTGTGCTTTGTTTTTTCATAGCATTTTTTAGCTATTTCTTTGTATCTGTTTTTATTCCTGCTTTGCCATTCAGAAGCTAATTTAATTTTTTGTTCTTTATGATTTTCATAATTTTCATAATGATATTTTAATGCTTTACTACGTTCTGATTCTGCATTTTTTGCATACCATGAACTTTTATATTCTTTTTTGCAAGGCTTACACCATCTGCTAAATCCATCACTTACAGACTTCTCTTTAGTGAACATCTCGTAAGGCTTGATTTCATTGCATTTGCTGCAATTCTTCACAGATTTACCTCACTGACATAGACATAGGTTGACCGCCGTATTCACCATTTTGGTCGGCAGTAGAAATTGCTGTAATGCTACGATCATACAAAGCAGCCCATGTCTGAAGTCGTGCATCATTCATCAAATAGGGTTCAGCTTCGCCCAATGCCGCATACAGCAAAGCATCAGGATAATTAGTTAGGAATACGTTAACGATATTAGTATCAGATAGATACTGAGGCTTAGCGTAATACAGCATCTGAACGCTGTAGGCATCATCAGGTATAGGAGCGAACTGAATCTCTGAAGCCAGAATCGTGTAGTTCAATGGCTTAGCTGAATCAGTAGTCCTAGCTATTGCATAGAATGAATTAGGTGAAAGGTAAGTTACCGAAGAAGCAGGAGTAGTGCGTAGATGTAAGTCACGCATCTCTAGGAAGTCCGTAGGCAAGCCGACAGTTGATTCACCACCTGTGGTAGTCGCACGAGCTACAACGAGCATCTGGCGCGTTCTGAGGTCTCTACGGAGCCGTTCTTCAGCCAATTGGATAAAGTCCGGTATCTGTGATGTCAGATCACTACGACCTAAGTAACTCGCTATCGTAGATTTTAACGAACTGTAATCCGTCATAACTATTTCCCTGAGTTGTGTCTCTCCACAGCTCCATCTTCTACATCATCCCATCGGTATTCATACGTTCCAATGTGACCAATATGCATAGACAGACTGTGATCTACATACGTCTGGAATCCGCTATCAGCAGCCTTGACGCAGAAATGTACATCTTCGCCAATAATGCCCTTAGAACCCCAACCTACGTCATACCACGGCTTTTTAGTAGCCTCGAATACATCTTTGTGAATCATTACTACACCACCACCAACTGCCGTACAAGGCTCAATACCTTCCTTGCCTTTAGAGTCTATTTTATGCCAAGCATGGCTAATAATCTTGCCATTTTCGTCTTTTTCTAGCTCTAAATTCAAAGCTGTTGGTAGCGTAGGTTTGCGTCTAGTTACTGCATTAACTCCGACAATCGGTACTTCTCTGCTTAACAATATCTCTATCGTATCGCTAGGAAACCGCATATCTGAATCAATGAACAGAATGTAGTCACAACCCTCTTTTAACGCAGCTTCAACCAGCTTTTCACGCTGATCGAATATCAACGTACCAGCCATTGTGTATAACTTTAAGCCGTTCTCACCTGAACCACACCGAAACTTACTATCTCGTCCGACCATCTTCGCAAAATCAAACGCGAATCCTGTATGAACCTCGTCTCTAGCTGGAACGCATACGCCAACTGTTATACCCATTAGATAGTACCCCTATAGACTTTCCATTGTGCATTATCGGAATCATTGAGCCATCGAGCAAAAGCCACATCGTCAACGATATTGAACCCTTTCATAACTCCCCTTTTATTCAAGTCATCAATAACTGTAAAAGGTATTCGAGCTACGTGGTGCAATTCTTTAACGTGTCCTAGCCTTGCTTTATCTTCCTCTCTGATTAGGTTGTTACTCTCTAATATCTCAGTAACATCCTGTTTAGTCTCAATGACGATACCACCGTCACCGTCCGCATGAACAACCTGTTGTCTATAGTCCATAAATCCTCGTAAATGCCCCCAGAGACGAATCCCTGAGGGCTATTCAATTACAGAGACATATTCAAGTCAGCAACGATACCGTGAGCAGCTTCGTTCTTAACTTCCAATGTGCACTCAACCAGAATCTGAGTCTTGTCAGCATCACCAGCTTTTGCAAGCTCGTTAGTCATGAACGGACGCAGATAAGCGATTGCAGCGTACTCAGGATCAAGCACCAGAGCATCGCGTGTACGCATGAAGATATTAGGAACAACGCTCATTGAACCGAAGTCAGACAAGTAAACGTCAGCAGCACCGACGATAGTTGCAGCACCAACGCCAGCACCACCACCACCAGCATTGACGTTATAACGGTAAGCCGACAGACCTGTGAAGCTAGATACTTTCTGTTTACCAGTAGCACCAACCATCAGAATCTTAGGAGTACCGCCAGAGGAGAATACCTCAGCAACTACTTCTTTCAACAGAGCCTCAGTAAATGTACGTGTGTTACCGTCTGTACGTGTCGATACGCCGATAGTAGTTGGGTCACCACCGTTAGTCTGGACTGACGAGTTAGTCTTGATCCATGACAGCAACGAACCCATCTTACGAGCCGATGAGTTAGACGAACCAGCCGAACGACCTTGGTTAGACAAGAGAATTGTCTCTAGGTCTCGCTTTAGCTCCTGTGATGCCTTAGCTAATTGATAAGCTTTTTCAGATTTTCTTCCTGCTTTGTTAACTGTATCCAGAGTGCCAGAGACTTTGATAGTCTTTTGCAGAATCTGAGTGTAGTTACCCAAGCGAGTAGTAGGTGTCAAAGTAGCATCAGAAGCATCAGCACCTTCAACAGCAGCGTTATTTGTAGTAGCAGCTGCGAGGGAGTCGGTCTGCCACTCGTGGTAAACAGCCGTTGCCTTAGTCTTGCCAATAGAACTCATGAATGGAGTAGTAGTCGGCGAAATATCATAAATTACGTCGGTCAAATCTTCGCGCTGACCGATTGCGTCGTAGGCGTTATAAATTGCCATGATTCAATCCTTTATAAAAAGCGTTCAAATACACTTGCCGCATCACGTGGACTACCACTAGACTTAACTCGTGCCTTTAGTTTCTTCAGTTCTTCAGCACTACTATCTCTAGGTTTGCTTACGCCTGACTTAATCGCTTTAGGAGCCTCTGTAACCTTCTTGGTTATCGCTGGCTTACTAGCAACTAACTTGTCGTACTGCATCGCCTTATACAGAGTTAGTACAGCCCGACTATCATAGACAGCCGCTAATTCGTTATCAGAAAATCCAATCTGCTTACCAAAAGCTCGAATATCATTTCTGATAGCCTCACCTTTAGCCGGATCAGAGAACTCAGGGATAAAGCTAGACAATTTCTGCATTTCCTCAGCCACTACGTGCTGCATCTGTGCCTGTCTATCCTGCTCCTGTTGCTGTTGGATTCGACTCCGTTCAGCTTGTACAGCAGCTAGTTGCTTGTCTCTCTGAATCATCTCTGCAACCTTTACAGAGTATCCAATAGGATCAGTCTCTTTCAGGTATTCGAGATTTTCCTCTTGCTGAGGCTGTAGCATTTGCTCAATCATCTCAAGTCTCTGCGCGTACGTATCACGCATTTGCTTGGCTTCCTGAACAGCTTGACGCTCTGCCTCTACGGCTTTACGCTCCTCAGCTACTGCTTGCGATTTCTTGGTGTAATCTGTGCCAAGTTGATAAGACTTGATAAGCTCATCAAGCGTTACCTCACGTTCTTCTCCGGCTGCTTTAACCAGATACGTAGGCTGCTCTTGCTCCTCACCGTCATCATCTTGTTCTACCTCAGACTCATACTCGTCTGATTCGGCATCGCTTTCGTTAGCTTCTGAAGCGGATTCTGGTTGTTCCTTGTCGGAGCCATCTTCCCGATCCATCATGCTCAAGAAAGCGTTAGCTGCACCTTCTACCGTTAACTCACCACTACCTTGCGGTGTCGTGTTCTGAGTATCGCTCATTTAGTTTCCTTAATTATATCGCCAACCGGACGATTCGGACTACAAAATCTTTAACTTTTTTTCATCAATAATCTTCTGATCTGCCAATCCTTGAATGTAGTTATCAATGGATTCTAAGACTCTAAGACGTAGATACGCTTCCTCGCGTGTCTCTATATCCCCATAGCCGCTATTCAAAAACTTAGCTATCTCCATACCTCTGAGTTCTTCCATCATATCGATGAAGTAGTCGTCTCTTAGTAAGTTGTTAGCCCAGTCTGATTTCTTCACGCCATACCCTTAGTTAATGAGCCTAGTTCACGTAATGCTTTAAGTGTTAGCTCAGTCTGCTTATTCTTTGTGTCCTCGTCAGCCAAGTCCATAGCAAGTACAGCTTGCAATTGCTTAACTGCTAACTCAGCTTCTTTGATACGTAACTCAGCAGAATCTTTCTGGTTCTTCATCTGCATCTCTATACCTTTGCGGGTATATTCAGCCTCTAGCGTTTGCTTTTCAAGGTCAAGTTTTGCCGCATCGATCTGAGCCTTAGCCTGAGTCTTTTCTCTTTCAACCTGAGCCAGCATCTCAGCAACCTGTGCCTGTGCGTCCGGTGCAGGAGGCTGTGGCTGTGATAAAGCAGCATTCTGTTCCGGTGTGATTTCATTCATAAACTCGTTAGCATCTTTGAAACCTGCCGATTCAATGAACTTTGCTAGAGTATTGCGGTATTGACCGATAGATACCAAAGGATTAGACGCGCCATATTGCTGAATGATCTGCTCTTGTTTCGCTAAAACCATCTGCAACATAGCCAGTTTCTGATCTCTGTCGCCTGAGCCTAGACCAACATTAACGCTAATATCGTACTCATTTGCCCATGTTCTAGGATCAAACTGAACGTACTTACCACGCATACGAACGATACGAGGCTTATCCTGATACTTGCCCAATAAGTGCAGGATGCCTTTAAACAGACTCTTAACACCAGTTTCAGCGAAGATGCGAGCGATTAGTTCTAACTTGCCACTATTAGACTTCATCATTGCAGCCACAGCAGTAGCCGTAACATTACTCAGAATGTCTGGATCAAGTCCTTGCTGTGCATCGCTAACGCCTGTTCTCTTAGCCTGAACCGCATCCAAGTATTCCAGCATTGGCATGGCTTGACCGAACGTACTCTGTACCGTTAAAGGAACCAGAGCATTAGGATTCTTTAAGCGGATAACGCCACCCGGAGTAGCATTGAGCAAGTCATCCATGTTGACCTGACCATCTACTGCACCTACTCGATTGTTGTTAGTTAGATACAGATTATCTAAGCTCTGACGAGTTATCGTGGACTTCTGTAACTGAATATCCATCGTCCGATCTGCCAGAGATTGACCGAAGAACTTATGCGGTACAGGTATAGGACAGATAGAGTGGAATGGTACATAGTCTGTTTCTTCGTCCTCAAGTATCTCAGAACCGCAATAGACAATACGCCTCAACTCAGCAATACCATCGTCATCTTCATCAATACGGATATAGCACTCATAGACCTCTAAAATCTGCATAGAGAAATCTAAGGACGTATTTTGATCCGGTTGTTCGCCATTTGGGAACCTTGCAATACGCTCTGCATTGAACTCTAGATCATTATATGTTGGCAATTCGTCAACTACATCCTGATCGTAGCCAATAGCAATTAACTCTGAACGAGTCATCAAGCGACGATGCGCTACAAAGCTAGCATCTTCAATAGTCTTAGCTGACTTAGAGATAAGGAATTCTTCAGGAGGTACGTTCTCAATCCTTACCTGACCTGATTCTTTGATACGCTGGACATACACCTCGAACTTAGGAACTTGTATGACATTGCCCATCATGTCCGACATTTCCGTATATTCTATTTCCTGCTTGACAACCTTTAGAGTCTGATCAGATAGCAATAAAGCAAGCTCATCCTCTGATAGATTCTTGTACTCTTCTTTAGTTACGTCTGTAGATTCATCCCAATATGACTTAACTACGCCTACCTTTTGCAGCAGAGCATCTTTAAACCAGTTATGAAGGATAAGCATTCCATCATTGTCACGATAGAAAGCCCAATTACAGTAATCGGTAGCTTGTCTAGCTGACTCCTCATCACCCGGACTCTTAGGCTCAAAATAGACAATATCTTCGGTAGTCGTAAAGACTCTCATGAGTTGTGGCAATGCGCCATCGATAGCCTCAGCTACCTCACCAGTTACGATCTGCGAGCGACCTTCTTGCTCATTACCGTAAGGATAGCGTAAGTAATACTCTAATGCCCTCTTACGATCTTCGGTAGTCTCTGTGTCCAGATAGCCAATAGCATTATCTATTTCATTCTCGATAATGCCTTTTACTTTGCCAGCGTCCATCATAATGCGTTCCTCTTAGGATTTTCGCAATTATACAATCCATTTTGTGTTAATGGGCAAATCTGACTGCCATGAAGTCTCGTCTTGGTCAAGACTTATCGCTAAGTACCTGAAAGCGTCTGAAGCATGGCTAGACCAATCATGTAGCGGCTTGTCGTAAAACACTTGCTGTCTTTCGTTATATTCCCTGCGATAGTTCCTGAGTGCATCAAGACCTGTCTTAGTCTTATGATCGAACCAGCATTGCGGCAATAGCCTTCTAACGGCTTGTATGCCATCTGCAACCGACAATCTAGGAGCTACAGTTATATCCAGTCCAGCTTCCTGCAAAACCTCTTTACGGCTCTTTCCTGTGCCTAATTCTCTGACTTCGACGTCATGAGGCAAGAACTGCGTGAAGCCTTCGTAGCCGTTATCTTTGAGCCAGCGTACATACCAGTCCAGACCGACACCGTGGTTTTCCGTAAAATCAATGAGACGTACTTCTTTTCCAACCACCTGAGCAACCCACAGAGAAGTAGAATCGCTAATCCCCAAATCCCAAGCAACATAAGACTTACATAAGTCATCAGGCTCGATAGTGGTGATCCGGTTCTTCTCCTCAAGATTGTTGATAATCTGCCCATAATAAGAACCCTCTACGGCTGCGTCAAAGCTGCACTCAAACTCTTGGTTGTACTTATCATCGCCCATTTCCTTACGAGCGTCTTTAAGTTCCTTAGCCGCAAGAATCCCTGTATCACTAGCCTTAAACTCTAGTAATGCCCATCCTTCAGCAGTCTTAGCCCTATCTCTAAAGTCTGCGAAATGGTTCCTACCTTTAGGCGTACCAATAAATAGACACCACGTAGGAGCCTCATCAGTATTCCTATCCGCTAGTGCTGGACGTATAACCTCGTTCCATATCTTAGGGTTCTGGTCGCCTATCTCATCGAGAATAACGCCATCGAAATACTGCCCACGCAAGCTATCAGCATTATCAGAGCCGTAAAGACTAATGCGCCTACCCCAAAAGTCAACTCTAAGCTCTGAGATGTTAGCCACAGCCCCAAGAGGACGAGTAAATTCCAACAAGTAATCCCAAGCCACACGTTTCGATTGAGCATAAGTAGGAGCTATGTAAGCAAATCTAGGGTTAGGTTTCTGGCACTCTATTGCAGCCTTTATAGCGTGATTCAACGCACACATAGTCTTTCCCATTCTTCGATGGGCTACTACTACTGTAAACCTGTGCTTGTCTATAGCCTCATGAATCAGCCTTTGCTGTTCTCTTGGCTTATAAGCGATCTCGATTACTTCTGCCATGTAACCACGTGCTGCTGAGGAGCACCATCAACGCCACTTATCTCAGTCCTAGCCAGCTTAGGTATATGGTACTCACTTAGCTTTTGCATCAAGTCCAATGCCTTAGCAGGATCAGGCTTTAGTCCATAGACCTCATCGCCCTCAGCTACCCTCTGTAGCCATCTATCCATGTAAGGCACGTTCTTCTCTAGTAGCGTAGCAATAGCATTACGTACTACTGCCGTACTCTTATTAGGTACTCCAGCAGGTCTACCCTTACCAGCATTAGTTAAGCCGGGATGCGCTGTAGTCTTTTCTTCTTTACTGACTTCTGTTTCCATTTTTGCATTATCCTCTGGATGTCATGCTACTTACGTTTCTCTTTCTTAGGCATCTCTACATTAGTTCCTGCAAGTAATCCTAGTGGGACTCCTGCCGCTAACATATCTGGTTGCCCTATCTTTGCTGGATCAAATTGTGCAAATCTTGAGCGTATCTGACCAGCCTCAAAAGGGATTACAACTGGATATGGTGTACCACTACCACCTTTGCCACTTGTATCAATAATTCCGTTATACCCAATATCTTTTAACTTTTTAGTAATTTTGTCAGGAATTGAAGTCCAAACAAAAGAATTTGTTCCAGCAGCTACATCTTGCTCAAGTTGGTTAACCCATTCCTTAGGGGTAAATTTTGTGTTCTTATCCCATTGGTCTGCACCATAAGCAGCTTTCCTTGTCCTATCATTTTTAAATTGTTCTTTAAGATAAGGAATTACGTTTTCTTGCAAATTCTTAACATCAGTTGTTTGCAATGGATTAGTTATGCGAGCTTTACCTAACAACACTCCTTTAGCTTCAGTCCACGGAGCATTCATTTGACTTATAGGTGCTTTAATTCCAGCCAAACTATATATATCAGCAAGCTCAGAAGGAGCGTATGGGTCTAGCATCCCACTTTCTGCATATACTTTACGCAATGCTGTTAAGGGGTTACCGCCAGATTCCTTATTTAAAACATATTCCCAATGTTTTTCGCTAAATGGCAATCCTTTTGAATCATTATGCAAAACAAATCCACCCATACCTTGTTCTGGGTCTTTGTATCCAATACGTTTAGCTTTATCTAATATTTCTGCTTGTTTATCTTTTGATAAATACCTCCATGAATCTTCAACAGAAATTGGTGATCTACCGCTAAGCCCAATATCTTTAGGAGATACTTGAAAGTAATTTTTAAAATCACCTACGTCTGATGCAATCCTAGACGTATCTGCCTTTGACATTGCATAGTTTGAAGATAATTCAGTAGAAGGAGTGCCAAATGGCATCGGACCAGAAGTGGCTCGTTTAGGATTTAATGTTTTGCCTTCTAATAACCTGTCTAATCGTTGAGTTCCATGCAAATAATCAATGTAGCCTTGTTCGGCTGCTCTTTGTTCAGCAGTTCCAACAAGATTAGGATTAATTTTTACTTTAGGTAAAGCCGTAGTACCAGCAAATCCGCTACCTGCTTGCATTGCTTGCTGACCATACGGACTATTAATCCATGCACCTGATGCCATTTCCTGAGCAGTCTTAGGTTCACCCAATAGACCAACTCCAGCCCTTTGACGAGCCTCACTACCTAACTGAGCAGCAAATTCCTGTGGATTATTCATCAACAATCCTAAACGAGCCGCTAAAGCCTGTTTTTGCTGGTCTATGTAATTCAATCCACTTGCTAGTAATCCGTCAGCCATAGAATGCCTCGTACATATCTGGTCTGTTAGTCTTTATCCACTCTCTTGGCTCCTCATGGCACTTAGCAAAGTCGTTTCCAACTGTCTGCGATCCTGCATGATGAACGTATCCACGACTAACAAAGTGGAAATATCCTGCTTTGCCTAAGTCATGGCATATTA